CCAAGCGCCCTGCCACTCGGGCCGCGCGGAGTTAACTCAGTAGAGATGGCTAAGCATGTAGAACCGATAGCGGAGAGCTGGCGGACGGGGGTTCAAATCCCCCCGGCTCCACCAAATAAGCCCCTGAAAAGCCTAGAGTTTTTCAGGGGTTTTTCTTTTGGTGTCGAAGAAATGTCGATACCACTTCAGCGCTCCACCTCCGATCAGGCTACGCTGGCAGTGTGAGGGGGTTAAAGGTTTGGCACAGGCCGGGAGCGGCCCGGATGAAGCCGGAGCAAGCCGGAAGACCCCGGACAGCGCGGGCTGTAGCTAAGCGAGCGCGTCAATATAGTGCCAAATGCGAGCGAGGCTTTAGACGAACCTCGAAAGCAAAGAGCCCGCATTTTCGCGGGCTCTTTGGCATTTAAGTGTCTATTGCCCGGCGAGGGACGGCGGTTAGATCAGCCAGCCGCCAGCCCATACCGCGCGACCAATGATCTGCAGCTCTGCCAGGCGCTCCTTGGGGACCACCAGGTCCTTGTATTCCTTGTTATGGCTGATCACCCGCACCGAGCCGTCAAAGTCCCGCTGTAGACGCTTCGCGTAGAGGTGGTCATCCAGCATGATCACGTAGACACCCTCGCCCTCAAGGCCGCTGCGGCTGAGATCAATCATCACAGTGTCGTCATCGTCAATCAGCCCGAGCATCGAATCGCCGTCCGCTCGCAGGCAGGCGAGATACTCCGGGCGCAGCCCCTTTTTTCTCAACGAGTAACGAGTAAAGGCCAGCATGGTTAGCACGCGTGCGCGCTCGTTCCATGCGCCATGCCCTGCGCTGCAGCGGGCGTCATAGAGCGGGATATGGGCGTAGACGTCCTCATCGCTGCTCACCGCCTGCCCGCTGCGCTTGCCCATCAGCAGCCAATCCAGGCTCTCCCCCGTGGCAGACGCCAAAGACACCGCCACAGCGATGCTCGGAGCGTTGGTGCCTTTGATGTACTTGTATAGCTGAGTCTCATGTATGCCTGACAGGTTAGCTAGTTCTCGCTTGCCTCCAACCCTGCCTGCTAGCTCCTCGATACGCGTTCCGATTGCCTCGGGGCTGAACGGAACTAGAGCGGACGCCTGTTCCGTTTGTTCCGTTTCGTCGTAACCATTTGAATTCATTGGGTTTTGCTCTTTGGCTTTTCTTGTTTCTCTAAAAAGCGAAACGGAACTAGCGAAATAGCTTGATCGTGCATTGCTTGTTAGCTATGTTTATCCGCAAGCGGCCGTTAGAGGTCGCAGGAACCACCCGCCAAGATGGTAGAGAAATGGACGTAGCCAACATGCCGCTTGACCCAGCCAAGCGCTGGGAATGGATCAAGTACCAGTTGCGTATTAGCGGCAGCTCCGCCGCGAAGCTGGCACGACAGCTCAATGTCACCGACCGAGCTATTCGCGCCACCAAGGAACATCCCTATCCGCGAATTGAACGTGCAATAGCCAAAGCCCTGGGAACGCAGCCGGAGCAGCTCTGGCCAGAGCGTTGGAACAGCGATGGCACCCCCATCAGGCAGCGTCCGAATCGCGCAGAAAGTACGGTGCAATATCACTGCACCGGGCACGCGAAGCATAGCGTTTACAGTCCTGTTTCGCACCGTATAACGGGCGCGGAGGCTTGAACATGCGTCACGGAAAAGATGACCGCACGCTAGACATCTTCGCAGTTCCGCAGCCGGTCCCGGCTATTCCGGGGCATGGCAATTACTCGGCCCAAGTCAGCGAACTGGTGGCCGAGCTCATGAAGCAGTCCGGCCTGGAGCGCTATGAGATTGCCGCTCGTATGTCGCACCTCTCTGGCGGCGATGTAAGCAAGGCGATGCTCGATGCCTGGTCAAGTCCAGCTCGTCTTGACCACAACCTGCCGCTCTATCGCGCTGCATTGATTGAGGAGGTCTGCTCTGGCTGCTTGCTAACCGACTGGTTGGTCAATCTGCGTGGCGGCCGAGTTGCCTATGGCCGTGATGCCTTGCTGGTAGAGCTGGGGCGCTTGGAGCGCGAGGGCGATACAGCCCGCCGTCTGGCTCGGGAGCTAAAGCGCAAGCTGGGGGACGACCATGCGTAAGTGGTTTACCGCCCAGGAGCTGGCCGCGCTACCCGGCATGCCGGGCACTGAGCGAGGCGTAAAGAAGCTGGCAGAGCGCGAGAGTTGGGAAGGCCAGCGCCGCCTTGGTAGCAAGGCTATCGAGTACAGCTATGCCAACTTGCCTGAGTCTGCAAAGGCTGCCTTGTTGGCTCGTCTGGTCAGCCGGGACGAGCCAGCCACTGCGCCTAATGTAATAGAGCGTGACAGCGTTTCAGTGTCACGCCTTAACGATCATCAGCGGTCTGTAATGGTCGCTCGCCTGGTGTTCGTGCGTGAAATCGAGCGTATGAGCCAGGTGGTCAGCCAACAGCGTGCGGTGCTGACCCTGGTAGATATGGCTCGCGATGGCCAGCTCAGCCCCTACTTGGCCGAGAAAGTAGAGCGCGCTAACGACCGCAAGACTGACGGTCGCAGCCTTTCCGAGCGCACGCTCAAGCGCTGGCTATCGGAGTACCGCAAGAATGGTGAGGTCGGATTGGCCCCGCTGCGCCACAAGGCCGATATGGGCATACCGGCCTGGGCTCCAGACTTCCTGCGCTGCTACCAACGCCCGACCAAACCGGCGGTGGAGCGTGCCTATGCCGAATTTGCCGCGAAGCACAAAGGCGACTGCCCGAGCATCCATCAGGTGCGCCGCTTCCTCGACAAGCTCAGCCCCGAGGCCCGCGAGCAAGGCCGCCGCAGCCCGCAGGAGCTGAAAGCCCTGCAGCCATTCCGCCGCCGCCTGACCAAGAACCTGCTGCCGGGGGACGTTTACACCGCTGACGGCCACAAGTTCGACGCCGAGGTGATCAACCCGCATACCGGCAAACCGCACCGCCCTGAGATAACGACCGTCATCGACGTGGCGACCCGGCGCGTCCTGGGCGTATCCATCGGCGAGGCTGAGAACGCCATCGACGTGATGTTCGCTCTGCGCGATGCGATCCAGCGCGGCGGGATGTTCGCCATGTTCTATGTGGACAACGGTTCCGGCTTCGCCAACGACGCGGTGCGTGAAGTGGTCGACCGCCTGGGCGGCGAAATGGTCCATGCGCTGCCATACAACAGCCAGGCGCGCGGCCTGATCGAGCGCGCCCACCAGTCCCTGTGGGTGGCCGCTGCCAAAAAGCTGACCAGCTACATCGGCGCCGATATGGACAAGCACGCCGGCACCAAGGTGCATCGCATCAGCCGCCAGCAACTGCGCGACCACGGCAGCACGCGACTGATTCCGACCATGGCCGAGTTCATGGCCGCCGCTGAGCTGGAAATCGAGGACTACAACAATCGCCCGCACCGGGCGCTGGGGAAAATCCGCGACCAGCAGACCAACCGCATGCGCCACATGAGCCCCAATGAGGCCTGGGAAGCGGCGCGCGGCACCGGCTGGGAGCCGATGCTGGCTCCCCCTGAGTTGGTATGCGACCTGATGCGCCCGCAAGTAGTACGACGCACCCATCGCGGCGAAATCGCCTGGGATGGAAACCGCTATTTCCTCAACTCGCTGCGCGATCTGCATGGCCAGGAAGTGCGCATTGCCTACGACGTGCGCGATGCCAGCCGCGTATGGGTCCGCACCTTGGACGGCGAGTTGATAGGCGAGGCCCTGCTCGATGGCAACGCCAGCGATTACATGCCGCAGAACCGCATAGAGAAGGCCCGCGACCGCCGCGCCCAAGGCCAGCTGAAACGCGGCATCGACAAGCTGGAAACCCTGACCGGCTCCCGCGTGGAGCTGATCAGCCAGACCAGCGCGCCGAGCGCCAATCTGGAGCCGGACCAGCTGGAGCTGGCCCAGCAGTACGCCGAGGAGGTCATGGAGCGCCAGGCGGCCGAGTTCGAGGTGCCGGGGGATGCCATGGCCCGCTACGACCTGTGGCAGCAACTCGAAGCCAGGCAGAAGACCGGCGAATCCCTCTCAGAGCAGGAAGCCCACTGGCACGCCACCTACCCGCGCCACGGCGATTTCCAATCCATTCAACGCATGTACGACTTCGCGGACGAACAGGCCCGCGCTTGACCAAGGGAGTGACACCAATGAGCGTTTCCAAGATTGTCCCGCTAACCAACGTAGGCCTGCTGTCGGCCGCCATCGACCGCACGCTGCAGCGTCCAATCGGCCTGCCTGGTCTTGTTGTCATGTACGGCCCAAGTGGCCTCGGCAAAAGCGTGGCCGCTCTCTACGCTGCCAATCTGCACCGCGCTTACTACGTCGAGTGCCGCAACGCCTGGAGCAGGAAGGCTCTGCTGCAAGCCATCCTGCGCGAAATGGCGGTGACTCCGGCGCGCACCCTGTCGGAAATGGTCGACCAAGTAGCCGAGCAGCTCACCCGCAGTGGTCGCCCGCTGATCGTGGATGACGTGCAGTACCTGCTGGAGAAGTCGGTCGCCAACGTCCTGACCGACCTCTACAACGCCAGCCAAGGCACCATCGTACTGATCGGCGAGGAAGGCGTTGCCGCCAGCCTGGGCAAGCTGGAACGCCTGCATAACCGTGTTCTGGAATGGGTGCCGGCACAAAGCGCCAGCCTGAACGACGTAAAGCGCCTGGCTGCCGAGAGCTACCCGAAACTGCAGCTTGCCGACGATCTGCTTGCAGACCTGAACAGGTCGGTAAGCGGGTGCCTGCGCCGTGTTGCTGTGAACCTGCATCGGGTGAACAGCGAGGCCTCGGCCAGCGGCCTGGAAGCTATCGACCTGGCAGCGTGGGGTAAGCGCGGCTGGTACACCGGCCAGGCACCAGCGCGGAGGGCTGCTTAATGGCGGGCCGCAAACGCATCGACCTCGAAATGGAAGGCACCAAGGGAAACCGCCAACGCTGCTGGGAGGCCATGCGCGCCCGTGCGGGCGGCTTCACTGCCTACGAGATTGCCAGGGCTGCCAATGCGCATGACGACGTGGTGCGCTGCTATCTGCAAGGCCTGATCGCCGGCCAGTACGTCGAGGTAATCAACGCTGGCAGCAAGTCCGAGGCAGGCCGCTTCGAGGAGCAGCGGCTACGCATCACCCGCGACATTGGCGCGGAGGCGCCTGCCGTCACCCGCGACGGCAAGGAAAGCACGGCAGGGCGTGGTAACGAAGCCATGTGGCGGACGCTGCGCATGCTGGACCAGCTGGATGCGCGGGAGCTGGCTGCCCATGCGTCCGCCGCAGTGCCGGTCAGCCTGCACGCCTCGCGGACCTTCCTGAAATGGCTCAAGCGAGCTGGCTACGTTCAAGTTGTCGTGCCAGGCAAAGGCGGTAAGCCGGAGCGCTATCGCCTGGCGCCCGGCCGTAACACTGGACCCAAACCGCCCATGGTCCAACGCATTGGCCAGGTCTTCGACCCGAACCTGGGCGCAGTGGTGTTTCGCCAAGAGCCGGACGAGGTGGACGCATGATTAACGTCGATCTGTCCGCTTGGGGCGAGCAGCCCCCGCTGTTCGTCTCGCTGCTGGCCGGCGAGGTGAAGCGCAGCAACCGCACCCTGGCTGGTCGCCGCATCGGCATGAGCCGCAGCGCCGTGAGCCTGATCCTCTCCAACCGCTACCCCTCGCCAAGCACGGCTGGCGTCGAGCGCCGCGTCATGGAAGCGCTCGGCCGTATCGAGTGCGTGGCGTTGTGCGAGGTGATCACGGCCGAGCAGTGCCAAACCTTCCGCGAACGCCCCGCGCCCACCCACAACCCGATGGCCATGCAGCACTGGAAAGCCTGCCAGCACTGCCCGAACAACCCTGCCTGCACAGCACAGGAGAAGCACCATGCACGCCTCCACTGAGCGTCCGCTGAAAGTGTTGACCGCCGAGCATCGCGCCCAGGTGACCAACTTCAACCAGACCGCCCGCGA